TCTTGAACCAATCTTGAACCAATCTTGAACCCGTTGTTATTTTTTATAAAATTTATGTATTAATTTGTGCTATTTACTATTTTCCGCTTGTAAAATCAACTTATTATCGTTTGGATAGTAATATATTCTTTTCAATGTAACATCGTTATCAATTAACACTACACCTATTTCACCATTATTAATGGAATCTGTACGTTGAATAAACACTATATCACCGTCATTAATTCTAGCATTGATCATTGAATCACCTTTAGCAGTCAAACAATAATCTGCCTTTATATCTGTTCCAACTTCAACATATAGTTCTCTATCCTCAGATGCGAATATGGGTTCTCCACAAGCGACTGAACCTAGTAACGGTATCTTATGTGTATCTATTGGTTGTAATCCATATCGTTTAAGTAACATATCTTCTCTAATTTTATTTATATCAACTTTATTATCTAATTCATTCAACCATTCGGATTTAGTTCTATATTGAGAATCTCCCGTTAAATAGTCAACTTGCACCTTGAAGAAGTCTGCGAGTTTGATTAGTCGTTCAACACTTGGTTTGTTTTTATCAATTTTAGATAACGACCCCCTTGAAAATCCAAGTTCGGATTCTAATGAATTGATTGTAATTCCCCGTTCTTTTGCGAGTTCTTTAATACGTTCATACATGATTTTCACCTCAATAAAATAATTTTGAAAATTTTCCGTAAATAATATTGACATTCTGAAAATATCATGTATAATCTGATCAAGGTGTGAAAATAATACGCAATAAAAAACATCGGTTGTGGAAAATTTTCTTAATTCAAAAGTTGGTTATGTAGGATTGTAGAATATTTTACGCAATAAGTCAATACGAAATGTGTATTATTTTCAACCAAAATTATGAAAGTGGGGTGAAAATATTGTACGAAAAAATCAAGAAGCTATGTGAAAACCGTAATATATCGGTCACGTTCCTCGAATCAAAACTTGGGTTTGCCCGAAGTTCAATATGTAAGTGGGATGTGAATTCACCTTCTATAGCTCGAATTAAGGCGGTCGCCGATTATTTCAAAATATCGGTTGATGAACTTATCGGGGGTGATGTGAATGAATAGATTGACAGTTCAGAAAGTATCCGAACTTATGAATTGTTCAGAACAGTTCATTCGTAGAGGTTTACAAAAAGGCATATTCCCATGGGGTTATGCGGTTAGAATTTCGGGAACGAGATTCACATATTGGATTTCAAAATCAAAGTTTTCAGAGTTTACAGGAATTGAGGTTTAGGAAATGACAAAAGGATTTAAGGTTTTCAATAAAGATTGGACATGCAAGGCTTTTCAATATGAAGTGGGTGGAACGTATGAAATGAAAGAATCTCCGATTTGTTGTAACAGAGGTTTTCACTTTTGTACAAAGTTAAGTGATTGTTTCAATTATTACGCATTCAATAGTAATAACAAAGTCGCAGAAGTCGAAGCGATTGGGGAAGTTGTTAGTGATTCGGGTGATACAAAACATTGTACAAATAAAATCAAAATCGTTCGTGAACTCACGTGGCATGAGGTTCTTGATTTAGTGAATATGGGTAAAGATTGTACGGGATATTGTAACAGCGGTGACCGTAACAGCGGTGACTGGAACAGCGGTGACTACAACAGCGGTGACCGTAACAGCGGTAACCGTAACAGCGGTGACTACAACAGCGGTGACTACAACAGCGGTGACTGGAACAGCGGTGACTACAACAGCGGTAACCGTAACAGCGGTGACTACAACAGCGGTAACCGTAACAGCGGTGACTGGAACAATACAAGCTTTTCAAACGGGGTTTTCAATACCAAAGAACCGAACATCTATATGTTCGATGAATTAACCGAAATGACGTATCGTGATTGGTTAAATCATCCAGCGAGATTCATTTTAAATGGTGTACCGTTCGATGAACTCAGATGGGTTTATTCGGAAAATATGACCGACGATGAAAAGAAAGAACATCCCGAACATGATGTTACGGGTGGATTCTTAAAAGAATTCGATTATTCAAAGAATCGTCAAAATTGGTGGGATGGGTTAGATAAGGACAATAAAGAAAAAATTAAGTCACTACCAAATTTTGACAAAGAAAAGTTCGAAAGGATTGTGGGTATCAAAATTGATTAAGTGTGAATTATATAGAGATTCGATGCAGAATTACAAAAAATATGCAGTTAGACCCGCACAGTTAATAATTGCAGATGTTCCCTATAATGTGGGAACAAAATTCTATGGTTCTAATCCAATGTGGTATAAGGGCGGTGATAACAAGAACGGTGAATCCAAATTTGCGAAAAAATCAGCATTCAACAGCGATTTCAACTTCAATCTATATGAGTATTTTCACTTCTGTTCGAAAATGCTCAAAAAGGATGATACAAAAACCGTTCCACGTGGTAGAAGTTCCAACAGCCCATGCATGATTGTGTTCTGTTCGTTTGAACAGATGGGAACTCTTATAGATGCGGGAAAGAAACATGGATTCGTGAATTATATTCCGTTAGTGTTCGTTAAAAATTACAGCCCGCAAGTTTTGAAGGCGAACATGCGAATTGTTGGAGCAACAGAATACGCATTAATTCTATATCGTGATAAGTTGCCTAAGTTCCGAAATGGGGTACAGGTTGACGAAAACGGGAAGAACATCAAAGGAACTGGAAAGATGATTTTTAACTGGTTCAAGTGGGAAAAGGATTCAAAGGATATTCCAAAGATTCATCCCGCACAAAAACCCGTGAATGTAATCAAACAGTTGATTGAAATCTTCACATATGAGGGTGATGTAGTCATTGATCCATGCTGTGGCTCGGGTTCGACACTCAGAGCATCATATGAACTTGGAAGAACATCTTATGGGTTCGAAATCGATAGAAACTTCTATCAGAAGGCTAAAGATGAAATGTTACAAGGAATGATTACAAAATGATTAATCTATATCAACATCAGTTGGATGCATTAGAGCAAACTAAATCAATGAATAGATGTGCTTATTACCTCGATATGGGGTTAGGAAAAACATTTGTTGGTGCTGAAAAACTAATGATGTTACACGGTGAAAATCAACGGGATTTGCTGATTTGTCAGAAATCAAAGATTGAAGATTGGATTGATCACTTCAACGAACATTACGATATCCCAACATTTAATTTAACTAACGTTAAAGAGTTCAAAGAATTTTGGAAATCTAATAACGGTGTCGGGGTAATCAATTATGAACTAGCATGGCGAAGAAAAGAACTAATTAAATTGAGTGATTTCACATTGATGTTAGACGAATCTTCATTGATTCAAAACCACAAGAAAGCGAAACAATCAAAATTTGTTCTATCGTTAAATCCCGAAAATGTGATTCTTCTGAGTGGTACGCCCGTAGGGGGTAAATATGAAAACCTATGGTCACAATTAAAACTTCTAGGATGGAACATTTCCGAAGAATTATACGAACGTCAGTATGTTAATTGGACGTTAACAGATGATGACGGTTCGGGAATTCGTCACAAAATTGTTGACAAGGATAATCCGTATAAGAACGTTGAACGGTTGAAGTATAAGATGCGTAAATATGGGGCTGTATTTATGAAAACAGAAGAATGTTTTGAACTACCAAATCAAAGATTCCAACGAATCAATGTTCCAAGTTCAAGAGAATACAAGTTATTCATGGAACACTCATACATCTGTATCGGTGATGAAGAACTTATCGGTGATAACACATTATCGAAGGTGTTATATGCTCGTCAATTATGTGGTCAATACAATCAAGAGAAGCTTAACGCAGTTCGTGAACTGCTAGAAAGTACCAATGATAGGGTGATTATATTTTATTCATTCAACGCAGAATTAGAGCATTTAAAACGGATTTGTGAACAACTAAATCGTTCAGTTTCGGAAATTAACGGACACAACAAGGATTTGACAGCATACAACGATGATTCATCAAGTGTAACACTCGTTCAATATCAAGCGGGTTCAAAGGGTCTAAATCTTCAGAAATGTAACAAGATTGTGTACTTCACATTACCGTTATCAAGTGAGGATTTTGAGCAATCGAAGAAGCGAATCCATAGAATTGGACAAAATGAAACGTGTATCTACTATCTGATGATATGTAAGAACAGCATCGAAGAGCATATTTTGAGAACTCTTGAAATGCGAAAGGATTTTACGGATGAACTTTTTACTTAAATTTATAGGCGTATTGATTATATATTCCATCGCTGGGGATATCGAAACAGAACCAAATATAAATTGGTCATCGCTATTAATTAAGTTAATTCTAGGGGTGATTTTAATCACTACAAACAAGGGGGTAAACGATGAATGTTGAACTTCTCAACGAAGAAAAGGATTTCAATGAAAATGAATTAATGGTTTTCGAAAAACAGAATCTCACATTGTTCAAGGGTCTTGCGGATGCAACAAAGACTAAAAAGAAACTCGAAGCCGATGAAAAGAAGCTGAAAACGAAACTTGAAAAACTCATGAACGATTATGGTATTAAGTCAATCGATAATCAGTTCATCAAAATCACAAGGATAAACGGTTCAACATCAACTAGTATCGATACAAAACAGCTTGAAAAGGAAGAACCGAAGTTGTATGCGGAACTGTTGGAAGATTATCCGAAAATCACAACACGCAAGGATTCAATCAGATTCGAGGTGAAATAGATATGACACGTTCGGAAATTGCCAAACTTAGACGAAACGTTCAATTGAGATTGGATAAGAAATTAAAGTATGAGAATGTGAAACATAAAAATTTCAATTCTAAAGAATATATCGGTTATAAAAATGGCATCTTGACAGCTAAATCGATAATGAGTGATATATTCACACAATTGGAGCGTGAAAATGGGTAAAGAAAAATCGTTTGAAACTAAAATCAAAGATTACATTGAAAATTGTGGTGGTTGGTTCATCAAATATTGGGGTGGTGGTAAATACACTAAAACGGGAATTCCCGATTTACTTGCTTGTATAAACGGTGATTTTTACGGAATAGAAGTTAAATCTGAAACGGGGAAACCTTCAACGCTTCAGTTGATGAATCTGAACAAAATCAATAATGCTGGTGGATATGCGATTCTCTTATATCCTAAAGATTTTGAGAATTTTAAAAAGTTAATTCAAGGTGATAAATCTGTATATGCGGAATTAAAAAAGAGGTGGTTAATCAAATGGGAGAGTCAACGGCAACAGATATTACATTGATAATATGTACAACGTTAATCGTTTTAACTTGGATAACGAACAGGAATAAGCGATGAAGATACATTTTTCAACGGTAGAGCAATTCGAAAATTGCGAAATGCGGTACAAATTGCAGTATATCGATAATATAGAAATTATCGATTCTGATGACCCTCAAAATCCGTTAAGGATTGGTACAGCTTTACATAGAGCGATGGAAATTGATTCAGAAACTGCAATCAAAGAGTACTTGATGAGTTATCCAATAATCACAGATAAACATATAGATGAGGTTATTAAATTAGAATATTGGATTCCGAAAATCAAGAAAATTGTACCCGATGGATTGCACGAAGTTAACTTCAGTAATGATTGGTACGAAGGAACAGCGGATTTATTAGTTCCATGTGGCAACGGTCAATATGATTTATACGATTATAAGTATTCAAACAATGTTGACCATTATATGGAATCAAGGCAGTTACATGTTTATAAGTATTTCATAAAAGAGATACTTAACATCGATATTCGGAATATGTATTTCGTCTTTGTTCCGAAAACAAACATTAGACTGAAGAAAACTGAAACACTTAAAGATTTCAGAACTAGGATAATCGATGAACTGAATAAACTCGATATAACAATTAAGGAAGTTAAATATCAAGAAAATAAAGTCATCGATTTTCTAAAATCAACAATAAAACTAGAACGAACAGAGGAATTTGAGAAGGTTCAATCATACTTATGCGATTGGTGTGAGTATCGAGAACTATGTATGGAAGGAGTAAATTATATGATTTTACCTAAGGCAGAACGTAGAGAAGTTGGAACAGCTACAAAACGTAAGTTGTGGCTGTATGGTGGAGCATTCAGCGGAAAAACAACATTTATGGATTCCGCACCGATGCCGATAAATCTCAATACAGATGGTAATGTTCAATTCGTTACAATGCAGTATCTACCAATCAAGGATACGTACGAGGGGAGAATTAAGGTTCTTGCGTGGGAGAATTTCAAGAACGCAATCGGGGAATTAGAGAAGAACGATAACAACTTCAAAACAATCGTTGTTGACCTTCTCGAAGATACATATGAATCTTGCAGATTGTATATGTATGACAAACTCGGTATTGATCACGAATCGGATGATTCATTTAGGGCGTGGGATAAGGTGAGAACTGAATTTCTATCGACAATCAGAAGATTGATGAATCTTGATTATGAAAACATTGTGTTAATCAGTCATGAAGATACATCCAAGGATATCACCAAGAAAACAGGCGATAAGATTACGGCTATTAAACCAAATATCGCTGAAAAGGTGGCTAATAAAATCGCTGGAATGGTGGATATCGTGGCTAGGGTTGTTGTAGAGGATGACGGAACAAGAACACTTAATTTCAAGTCAAATGAGGTTGTATTTGGTGGTGGTAGATTGAAGAACATCACACACACATCAATACCGCTCGATTGGTCGGAGTTATGCAAGGTCTATGACGAAGCGAACGAGAACGTTCACAAGGTCGATAAAACCGAAGAATCTGAAAAGGTCGAAGAACCGAAAAGAGGGAGAAAAAAGAAAGAAGAAGTGGAAGAAGAACAGCATGTTCAAACTGAGTTCGAAGAAATCATAAACGATATTCCTGAAGAAGTTGAGGAAGTTGAGGAAGTGGAAGAAGAAAAACCAAAGAGAACTCGAAGAACTAGGAGAGAACGCAATGTTGGTTAGGAAACTCAAAGAGCTTGGATATTGGGATGAATTGGTTAAAACATATCATGAGAGTGGTAAGAATGCCATGATTAAGGCACTCAACAATCTTATAAACAACAATCATGATTTATCATTCGCATTTAATGCACAAGCTCACGATTTGTGTAAAGAGTATATCGTATATCTAATGGAAAGAAATAAAAAGAGAGGTAAATAAATATGAGTATTTTCGATAAGTGGGATAAGAAGGTTGATAGCAAGGCACTATCTGAGGACGTTCGAGAAGTTGAAAAAAACGGTGGAGTTGGAGAATATGAGGAAGTTCCAACGGGTAAATACGAAGTGAACATCGAGAAGATGGAAATCAAGGAAACTAAAAATGGTGACCCGATGTTCAGTTGTTGGATGCGTATCCTTGCGGGAGAGTTTGAAAACAAACTTCTATTCTACAATCAAGTAATCACCAAGGGATTTCAGATTGCACTAGTTAACAAGTTCTTGAGAAGTCTTGAAACTGGTATCGATATTGATTCATTCATTGGGTACCGTGAGTATAACAATCTGATTATGGATATTCACGAAGCTATCGATGATGCCGGTCTTGAATACATGATTGAGTATTCGAAGAACAAGAAGGATTATCCAATTTACACAATTAAAGAGGTATTTGAAGGGTAAACGAATATGTTAGTTTACGATTTCGAAGTAGTCAAGCACGATTGGTTAGTGGTCGTGCTTGACCTACTAAACAAAACGGAACACACAATTATTAATAATCGTGATGAACTGATTAATCTTTATGAGAAACATAAATCATCCATATGGGTGGGGTTCAATTCAAGGCATTATGACCAATTTATATTTAAAGCGATTATATGCGGATTGAATCCGAAAGAGTGTAATGATCACATCATCAAGAACAATCAATCGGGCTACACATTTTCAAAACTGTTCAATAAGATTCCACTAAATAACTATGATGTTATGGAATCGGGAGATGGTGGATTGAAGAAGTTTGAAGGCTTCATGGGTAACAACATCAAAGAATCCTCAATACCGTTCGATATAGATAGGAAGTTGACCGATGATGAACTCAAGGAACTAGCAACATACTGTAGGCATGATGTTCATCAAACTGCTGAAATCCTACTTGAACGTATTTCAGATTTTGAAGCACAGATGGAACTACTGAAGATGTATAAGATGCCATTATCGTATATATCTAAAACTAAAGTTCAGTTGAGTGCTGAAATCTTGGGAGCAACGAAAAGAACATACGATGATGAGTTCGATATACATATTCCCGATTGTGCAAGAGTTGAGAAGTACACGCAAGTTGTGGATTGGTATACCAATCCTAAAAATCACCGATACAAGGTGGGTAATAAGACTAATCAATTAGAGTTAACCATGGGTGGTATCTCGATGAAGTTCGGCTATGGGGGTGTACACGGTGCGAAGCTGAAATATCATGCGAAGGGTTTTTTCCTAAATATGGATGTTGGTTCACTGTATCCAACACTTATGGCATTGTTCGCTGAATACTGTTTTTCACGCTCAGTTACCAAAGAGGGGCGAGATAGATATATAGGTATATTACATCACAGATTAAAGCTGAAAGCTGAAGGAAAGAAGAAGGAACAAGCACCATTTAAAATCGTACTAAACGGAACATACGGGGCGATGAAGGATAAATACAATAAGTTATATGACCCTCGGGGGGCAAATAATACATGTATATTCGGTCAAATTCTCGTCGGTGTTGACCTTCTCGAAAGACTCGAGGGAAAATGTGAAATCATACAAGTAAACACGGATGGTATTCTAATCAGAATGTTCAACTATGATGATTACGCTATGATTGATGATATTGCCCACGAGTGGGAACAGCGAACGGGATTAACGCTAGAGTTTGACGATTACGGATACGGTGAGATTTTTCAAAAGGACGTTAACAACTATCTGATAATAGATGAATGGGGCAATTATAAGGCTAAAGGGGAATATGTTAAGAAACTCAACAGACTTGATTATGATTTGCCTATAGTTAATAAAGCAGTTGTTGACTTCATGACCAAGGGTACACCGATTGAACGAACAATTAACACTTGTGATGACTTGAAGGAATTTCAAACGGTCAAAAAGATTTCATCGAAATATGATTCAATCCTTCATGGTGGATGTTGGTCGAGTGTTCAGCGAATCAATCCAGCAACGGGAAGGTTAAAGATGTTCAGAGAATTCACGGGTGAACGGAAGTTACTCAATGAAAAATGTGTGAGAGCGTTCGCATCTATCGATAAAAATGATGGTGGCTTGTGGAAAACAAAGGGTGACAAAATCGAAAAAATCGAAAGTACGCCCGAACATGTATTCATTTATAACGGTGATGTTAATGATGTGAAAGTTCCGAAGAAACTCGATAAGAGTTGGTATATAGGTGTTGCAAAAGATAGATTACATAAATTCGGAGTTGCTTATGAGTAAATGGAACGGTAACGATTTAGTTTTTAAAGGTTACGCAGTCGGCAAGGGTAAAAAACCAATACAAAAAGTTAAAAATGCGAATCTTAAATCATGGGATGATGTGATAGATTCCGAATCATTCGGTGCAATTCTCAATTCTGAATTCATTGATATATCGTTTGATTCCGAAGAACTATCTGATATGTTTCTTGAAATGGCAGATTCTAACAATTGGAATTGTTTAATTCTTGAAAATCCAAAGAATAAGCACATACATACTTATTGGAGAAATCCCGATAAGAGAATTGCAAGAGGTGGAGAAGATAAAAAGTTAGCTGTTGGGCTGATTGCCGATATTCATTCGGGTTCAACTTATATCCCGTTGAGGGTTAACGGGGTGGATAGATTCCCCCCACATTTCGAACCCGATGAAATAGATGTAGTTCCGAACGAATTGTTACCCGTTAATACAAGTATAGATGTTTTGGGATTAACTGAAGGTGATGGAAGGAACGGGGAATTATACAAGTATATATTAGTTCTTCAATCTCAGCTAAATCTTAGTAGGGATGAAATAATCGAGATTCTGAAGAATATAAATAATCATGTGTTTGATGAACCATTAGACGATAACGAAATTGAAACGATTACACGTGATGAAGCGTTTGAAGCACCGATATTTTTCAAGAAAAATGCGTTTTTGTTCGATACGTTCGCAAGGTATATCAAGAATCAATATCACATCAAGAGAATCAACAATCAGTTACATATATATGATGATGGTATTTATACAGCATCATATCGCTTAATTGAATCAAAGATGATTGAGATTATACCGAATCTTAAAGCTACACAGAGAAGTGAAACGCTCAAATACTTGGAGATTATCACACCTAATAATGAAGAACCATTCAGTTCGAATTATTTAGCCTTCAGAAACGGGATATTGAACTTGACAACAAAAGAGTTGTTACCGTTCTCACCTGAATACGCTATAACTAATAAAATACCTTGGGATTATAATCCAAATGCATATGATCAAACGGTAGATTTAACACTAAATAAAATCGCTTGTAATGATGAATCAATTCGTTCACTGCTTGAAGAATGTATCGGTTATTGTTTTTACAGACGTAATGAACTATCAAAATCATTTATCCTAACGGGTACTGGTTCAAACGGTAAATCAACATTCCTTGATATGGTTCGAAATGTACTAGGGCGAAATAATTATGTATCGCTAGATATTGACGAACTATCGGAGAAGTTCAGCACAACAACGATGTTCGGTAAACTTGCCAACATTGGAGATGATATATCGGATGAATTTCTACAAGGTAAAGCGATATCACAATTTAAGAAGATTGTTAGCGGTAATGATATCAAGGCAGAAAATAAAGGGCAAGATGTATTTTTCTTTAAACCCTCAGTAAAGCTATTGTTTAGTGCTAATGAAATACCAAGAGTGAGAAATAAGGGGTTCAAGGCAATAAAACGAAGATTGGTAATCATACCATTTAATGCTGAATTCAGTAAAAATGACCCCGATTATAAGTGGAATATCATCAGTTTACTAACAGAACAGAACGCAACAGAATATTTGATTCAGCTTGGTTTACAAGGTTTAAAACGTGTATTAATGAACAACGGATTCACGGAGTCCGAAGCGGTGACAAAACAGATTGATGAATTCGAGAAGGATAATAATCCGATTATTCAATTCGTGGACGAGTTCGGAGAAGATGCGATACTCAATGAATCAACATCAGAAGTATTCACAATGTATGATTCATTCTGTTATAAGAACGGGTTTTCGAAGGTATCACAAAAGAAATTCAGCATGGAAATAAAAAGATTGTTTGAATGTGAGATAGGAGATGTGAAAATTAATGGGAAAAAATGTAGAGTTTTCAAGAATAGAGAACTATAACGTATTCAAATTAAATGTTGATAAATTTAGGGCAAATATCGATAAAGATTACATGTTACTTGGCAAATATCGACTATTCAGTAATTCTGCACTAAATCGATATAATCCGATACTGTGCCACAACGAAACACAAATTGATTTCTCCGATAACGGTTTCACGTCGCAGTTTTACGAGGATAAAGAAAAGTTCGTAATTAGTTGTTACGCATATGATGGTATGTGTGGTTTTAGATTCGATAGGGATGCGAAATATTCGACTGATCCCGAAGTATCGGGTATCGCTCAAATGACATTCAATTACATTGATGATTTGCTAGATGCTGGAATAATCGAGGTGATGAAATGAAGTTATATATGATATTGTTCGCAGTTGCGTTGATTCTAGGGGGTGTCGGTGTTCTATACATCGATACCAAACCCAAATTCGCAAATAATGCGTTTCTAGCTTGCGACTTAATTTTAATCGGTTTATTTTCAAAATTATTATGGTGGTGGTTGTCATGACGGTAGAACAGTTGATTGAATTATTGATGGTGTATCCGCTAGATTATGAAGCTAGATTATCAACAATGAGATACACCGATGATGGTATTGATTTTGAAACTACATCAGCTATGGATGTTTATCGAGATTCTAAAACAGTATATATAGAGGGGTAAATTATGTTAGCTAATGATTATCAAAACGCTTGCATGCGTACAGTTACAGAGGAATTCACACTTGCCAATGCTGGTCTTGGATTGGCTGGTGAGTGTGGGGAAACGGTCGATATACTGAAGAAACATTTATATCATGGTCACGATCTCGACCGTGACGAACTAGTTAAGGAACTCGGGGATTGCTCATGGTATTTAGCGGTAATAGCTAAAATGTGCGATATAGATTTATCTGAGGTATTCGAGAGAAACATCGATAAACTAATGAAACGCTATCCCGAAGGATTTAGCAAAGAAAGGAGCATACACCGTGAAGATTAAAAATATTATGAAAGATATCATTGATTCTGAACGTTCATGGATGTATGAAATTATCGACAATGATATATGCCTGATGAATCCCGAAGGAACGATCGTTTATAGAATGTTGTACGATGATTTTATGATAAATGTTGACTACTTGAAGAAGAAAACAATGAGGGTTTTATTCGCAAAACACGATTTGGAAGAAGTAAATTTACTTTCTCAAGAGAAACAAATTAACAAACACAAATGTAATATTTTTAGAAATAATCGAATAAATATACATTGCCGAAAAATTCTTTTGAGAAATTTTGATACGAAACATTCAACATTTTGGTGCGAAGGGGAACAACATCCGATTTATTTAAAGGAAGGTGACAAAATTGTCGGATTGGTGATGCCACTCCGAATTAGTAAATAGCACAAATTAATACATAAATTTTATAAAAAATAACAACGGGTTCAAGATTGGTTCAAGATTGGTTCAAGAT